ACCGAAATCTGAAAAGATCCATGATCCAAGACCTTGAAAATGCTGGACTTAACAGGGAGCCGTACTTGGACATGGTGTGCCAGTATATGGCATTTTGGGTACAGCTGCAAATGCTGAATGCAGACATCGAAGAACGCGGCATCTGTGTAGAATACCAAAATGGCAACAACCAAATGGGTGTAACTGACAATAAAAGTGTTGCTGCGGCAGTCCGCGTCAATGCCAGGATGGAATCTATCCTGGCCTCGCTTGGGTATAAGGCTCGGGCGTTAAAATCTGGAGCATCTGCGGCAAGCGGTGAGGATGATGAACTATGAGATTGATAAAAGAATATTGCAATATCTGGAATCGGTGGAGGCAGGGACCCCCCGGGCCTGCCGAGAGCAAATAGCTCTTGCGGAGCACGTGCGCAAATGCTTTGCGTCCGATGATATCTACACCGACACGGAGCAACTGGACAAGTATTTGTCCCTCGTAAAATATTTCCCTTATGAGCGCCTATTCCCTTGGGAGGAATTTTTGCTCGCCCTGTGGGATTGCACCTACTGGCGGCAGACTGGGCGTCCGAGATGGAAAACGCTTTTTGCTATGGTTGGCCGTGGTGCCGGGAAGGATGGATTTATTGCTTTTGACGGCGCGTGCTCCGTATCTCCCTACAATCCGGTGAGCAGATATAACGTTGATATCTGCGCAAACAACGAAGAGCAGGCAAAGCGCCCGATGCTGGATCTTGTGGACGTGCTGGAAACACCAAGGTGGGAAGCAAAGCTGGATAAGCATTACTACCACACTAAAGAGGTTGTTCAGGGCCGCAAGAACAAGGGCATCATGAGGGGCCACACAAACAATCCAAAAGGGCGGGACGGGTTGCGCTCTGGGAAAGTAATCCTGAACGAAGTCCATCAGTATGAAAACTACGACAACATAACAGTTTTTATAACAGGAATGGGAAAAGTCGGCCAACCAAGGGTCGGTTTTTTTTCATCTAACGGCGATGTGCCGGATGGCCCCTTGGATGATTACCTGGCAAGGGGGCGGAGGATCCTTTTTGACGGCGAAGAGGATGATGGATTCTTGCCATTTATCTGCTGTTTAGATAACAAGGAGCAAGTCCACGATCCTGAGAACTGGCCCATGGCAAATCCGTCCCTCCCGTACCTTCCGGATTTGCAAGCGGAGATCCGGGAGGAATACAAAGAGTGGATTGAACACCCGGAGCAGAATGTAAGCTTTTTGACAAAGCGCTTCGGAATTCGAAGTGGTGCAAAGGAAATCAGCGTGACCAATTATGAGAAGATCAAGGCCACCAACCAACCTTTGCCGGACATGCGGGGCTGGCAGTGCACAGTCGGAATCGACTATGCGGAGTTGAACGACTGGGCAGCGGTCAATCTGCACTTCCGCCGGGGGGAACGCCGCTTTGATATCAATCATGCGTGGATTTGCCTGCGGGCCAAAACTTTGACACGGGTCAAGGCCCCCTGGAGGGAATGGGTGAAACAGGGGCTGGTATCCGCTGTAGACGATGTAAGTATCCACCCGAGGCTGCTGGCGGAATACATCCGAAAGGCGGCCGGCATGTACAACGTCCGAATGATGGCCATGGATAACTTCCGATGGACGTTGTTGTCGGACGAAATGAAGAAGATCGGATTTGACGCCAATGACAAAAGCCGGGTAAAGCTGATCCGCCCATCCGACATCATGAGCACGGATCCAGTAATCCAGACCTGCTTTGATCGGGGGCTGTTTGCATGGGGGGACAATCCGTGCCTGCGCTGGGCCGTAAATAATACCAAGCGAGTGCGCAGCTCCCGGAAGATTGGCTCCGACACCGGAAATTTTTATTACGCCAAAATTGAGGCCAAAAGCCGCAAGACGGACCCATTTATGGCCCTGGTGGCTAGTATGGCCATTGAGCCGATTCTTGGAAGTGGCCTTCCGGTGGAACCTCCACCGCTGGGAGCAATTTCACTTTAAGGGGGGTGAAACGTTGGGACTAAAATTCTTTGAGTTCTTCCGGAAAAACGGGAGGGCCACTACGAAGGAAATCACCTGCAGTGAGCTTGAAGAAGCTGCTATTGAATACAGCGCCCGGAATTTGAGCTTTTGGGTATGCGTCAACATGATCGCCAACGCCGTGGGCCGCTGTGAATTTCGGACCTTCCGGGGCGGTGAAGAAGTTTTTGACCGTGAATATTACATGTGGAATTACGAGCCAAATGTGAATCAAAACTCCACGGCCTTTATCCACAAGCTTGTGTCGCAGCTGTGCCAGGAAAACGAGGCCTTAATCATCGCCCCCAGACGAAAAGATGGCTTTGAAAGTGTAGTCGTGGCGGATGGATGGGGCGACCCAGACAACCGGCCCATCAAACAGAATCGCTACAAGGGCGTTGTCGCAGGAGGCGTGGCCTACGACAGGGCGTTTCTGGAAAGCGATGTGCTGCACCTACAGCTGCACCACAAAAACATTCGCGGTGCAATCAACGCCATGTATCAAAGCTATTACCGCCTGGTCTCCGCCGCTATGGCGAACTACGAACGAGGAAACGCTCCCCACTGGAAAGTCCACATATCCCAGATGGCTCAGGGCGGGGATACCTGGGCGGAAGAATTCCAGAAAATGCTGGAGTCTCAAATTAAGCCGTTTTTGGAAAGCCGAGGCGCTATTCTGCCGGAATTTGATGGGTATAAGTACGAGGATGTGGGCGGGAAAGAGCAAAGTGGGAAAGTTGGAGAAATTCAATCCATGATTGAAGATATTTTCAATTTTACAGCCCGAGCCTTTCAAATTCCTGCGGTGCTGATCGGCGGCAAGGTGGAGGCGGTTGGAGACGCGAACGCTCGCTTCTTGACGAACTGCATTGATCCCATCTGCGATCAACTGCAGGAAGAGATCACCCGGAAACGCTATGGCTTTGAGGGGTGGAAGAACGGGGACTACATTCGAGTGGATTCCTCCAGTATTCAGCATTTCGATCTATTCGAAAATGCGGCCAATGTGGAGAAGCTGGTAGGTTCCGGCGCATACTGCATCAACGATGTGCGCCGGGCTGCTGGACAAATCATCATCGACGAACCCTGGGCATGGAAACACCTACTGACAAAAAACATCGCTGACATCAACGAGGCAACTCGTTCACTGGAGGCGGGAAAGGAGTAATGTATGAAGTCCATGTGGGAAATCAAACAATCGCAAGCCCCCGGGACCCTGGAACTGTATATTTACGGAGACGTAGAGGCAGGACATTTTGATCGGGACACATTCTCGTACGCCGAAAGCGAAAATTCCGCCCAGAATTTCCGGGAGGAACTGGCCAAACATCCGAACGTGGAAGAGATTGTGATTTACATCAATTCCTGGGGCGGATCCGTATTTGAGGGGACCGCAATTTACAGTCAGCTGCGTCGTCATCCAGCACACAAAACCGTAAGGATAGATGGCTTTGCCTGCTCCGTCGCCTCCGTCATTGCCATGGCTGGAGATACGGTGATCATGCCACGGAACACCCTTATGGCGATTCACAACATGTGGATATCTGCCACCGGAAACGCCGCAGAACTGCGGAAAGCAGCGGCGGATCTGGACATCATCAATGCGGCCGGCCGCAATGCCTATCTGGCCAAAGCAAGAGGAAAAATCAGCGAAGAGCAGCTTGCCACCATGATGGACCAGGAAACCTGGCTGACAGCGGAGCAGTGCATCCAGTACGGCTTAGCAGACCAGTACGCCGAGACTGATGCCGACATGGAAAACGCCAAAGAAATCCTGCAAAAAGCAAACCTGAGTGTGCACCAGAGAATTGAAGTCCAAAAGAGTTTGGCCGCACAGCTCCGACAGCTTGTCGGAAACAGGAAAGCCAATGAGCCGAGTAAAACCAATATCATGCAGCTGCTGGCCAACAGCATCTGCCAAAAATAAGGAGGACGAAATGAAAAGTAACGATTTGACCCTGAGCAGGAAAAACGAGATTTTGACAGCCATGCAGAAGGCCCTCCGGGACAACGACACCGAGGAATTCACGGCGGCTTTTGACCGGCTCATGGAGCATACCGCCTCTTCGGTGCGCCAAGACTATGAGGATCTGCGCAGCGAGACGGACACCCGGGTCCTGGCCGCCCGTGGCGTACGGCAGCTGACCAGCGAGGAAACCAAGTATTACAAGGCCCTGGGTGAGGCTATGAAGGCCAAGGACCCCAAGCAGGCCCTGACCAATCTGGATGTGGTGATGCCCAAGACGGTGGTGGATTCGGTCCTGGAGGAGTTGGAGACCAGGCACCCCCTCCTGAGCAAAATTGACTTTCTCCCCTCCGGCGGCGCAATCCGGATGATTATGAACACCAACGGCTACCAGGAATCGGCTTGGGGCGATCTCTGCGACGAAATTGTCAAGGAGCTGACCAGCGGATTCGTGGAAGTTAACACGGTGCTGCTCAAGCTGAGTGCGTTTCTGCCGGTGTGCAAGGCAATGCTGGAGTTGGGCCCTCAGTGGCTGGACAGTTATATCCGCCGGATCCTCCTGGAGGCCCTGGCTAACGGCCTGGAAGCGTCCATCGCCACTGGCGACGGGAACGGGAAACCCATTGGCATGAACCGTCAGGTGGGCGAAGGTGTTTCCGTTACAGGCGGCGTTTACCCCAAAAAGCCGGCTATTTCCGTGGCGGATTTCTCCCCGGCCACCATGGGCCAGCTGATCTCCCTGATGGCAATGGATCCCAACGGCAAGCTCCGGAAAGTGGACGACTTAATTCTCCTGGTCAATCCCCAGGACTACTATCAGAAGGTCATGCCCGCTACCACGGTCATGGCCCCCGACGGCACCTACAGAAACGACGTGTTCCCCTATCCTGTCTCTGTGATCCAGGTCCCCGCTTTGGAGCGGGGCGAGGCCATTCTCGGCATGGCAAAGCGGTACTTTGCCGCCGCCGGTA